GGATCTGCCGTGTGATCGAGCCAGACATTCAGATTGTATTGACGGAATGCCTCACGTTCTGCCGGAATATTCTCCGCTTCACGCGCCAGCTGCCGCATACCTTCGATATCCGGATAGCCGTATGGGATACCGGGATTGACTGCGCGCCAGACATTCTCATCTCGCCAATCTGCGTCCCGCGGCGTTTCCAGAAGAATAGGAAGCCAAGTCGGGTCAACGACCTCGCCGCGCGCGACCTTGCGCGCATATTCGTAGAAGTCCCAAGCGACGTTTTCCTGCCCACGCCCTGCCGTGCTGATCACAACAAGTAATGAACCCGGCACTTTGACCAAGCCAGACTTGATAGCGTCCCAAAGGTCGCGCTTCGGCCAGACATGCAGTTCGTCGGCGAGTGCAAATACAGGTGTATGGCCGTGCGCAGTCTTCGCATCAGCGGAAATAGCGTCGAGGAAAGCGCCGATCTTCGGATTGCGAATATGATTCCGCGAATCCAGCAGGTCGAGACGGCCTTCAATCCGCTTGTCACACTGAATAATGTTGTAGGCTTCCCGATAGGCAATGCGGGCCTGCGAGCGGTCGGAAGCCGCAACCATACATTCACCGCCCGGCACTGCCTCCGGTCCGAATACATGTAGAAGGCCCAGAGCGGCACCCAGTGAGGTTTTGCGATTGCCGCGCGGCAACATGATCGCAACGGTGCGAACGATCCGCCGGCCATCCTCATGGCGCGGACCGTATATCGCCCGGACAATACGTTCCTGCCATGCATCAAGCTGAAACCTTTTGTCTGGATGCGTGGATTTCGGGTGCTTGAGCGCCTTGAGAAAATCGACTGCCTTTTGACCGTAACCAAACGGGTCATCTATCGGCGTATCGTCAAAGATTGAAAAGGTCATTCTGATCCCCTTCATCTTCCGCACCGGGATGCATTTTCTTGCGGGAGCGAGCCGCCGGGGTAAGTCCGAGTTCGGCGGCAAGTCGCATGATTGTGCTCTGAGATTTTCCGAGCAGGCTGACAGCAGGATTTTGCTTGAGAATACCCTTGCCCCCGTCAATCAGTGCGCCGTGCTTGTCAATTGCTTCTTGCGCCGTCCGGGCATTCCACATGGCGAGAACATAGGCATCCACAGTGCCAAGCACCGCATCCGTTAACAGCTTGCGGTCGCGCAGATCCTCGACAACAGCCATCCATTCCGTATGCATGGCCGCAGGGATATGTGCCGGAACGTCGCCAGGTATCTCTGACAAGCCGCCCTCGATCACTTGCAGTTCTGCCTTGCGCCCGCGTGTGCTCATTGATTGCCCCCATTCGAGACAGCCCGGATTTCAAGCCCGCGCGGCTCGATCTCTTTCAATTCCTTGATGTTGTAAAAATTGCCCCGGTAGCTCACCCGCTCGGCATTGGTGATGCCTTCCAACGCGCGGCAGCGAAAAATGATGGCGTTCTCGTCAACTGCGCCATTGCGAATGAATTCATCGGTGGATGCTTGCAGTACCTGCGCGCGCAGTGTGGCGAGCTTCACCCAGACAGAAACCGGCGTGCCATATTCGTTCACCGTTGATGTGAAGCGTTCGATTTCGATGACGTGGCGCAGCCTGCCCGATCTCATAGTTCCTGTACCCTTGCTTCTATGGTGACAACGCCGTGGCTGGTTTCGCCGTCCGGATCGCGAAGAAATCGCATCGATGAGACACGACAATCGACACAATGAAAGCCGGGATCGAGAGCGAGCCGCCCACCATTCACTGTGGAGCGAATTGCACCGGCAAGCGCCTTCACGCCCTGCGTGGACAACTCCTTTTTCCAAAGGTGCAAATCCATAACGACCCGTGTCAGGCTGCGTGAAATGCTGTCATCATCATCAACGCTCTGGCCCTCGCCAATGATGATTGACGGGTCTGGATTCGGACGCTGATTGCGATCAAGAACATTGTCGGCGGGAACAAGATCGACGACGCCGGCGCTGGAAATCAGGCGATCGCGAACAGCTTTCTGCAGCGTAAGTTCTGGCGTCATTTGCTTCCCCAATTGTTTTTAATGGCTTTGCGCATAGTGCGCTTGATACGGTCGCGGGCGCGCTTCCCCCGCGTGCGGACGGCAGGCCAGAAATATGGTTGCGCCTGCGCGTTCTGGGTGCCGTACTCGACCAAATGCGGATAGCGAACGTCAGAGTTGCCGACAGTGACAACCGCTTCCGTTTCCTTAGTGGTGTAGCTTCCTCCCGGCTGGGAATAAGGCGGTGTCTGCTGATTTGGTCCGGTTACGACGATACTGTTACGCAAAGCGCCAGTATCGACCGGCGCAAGCGTCTTCATGGCGTCAGCCAGTTCGTCCGCTCCTTTAACAACCGCTGGAACAACAGCCTGACGAACGGCCTTCGGAATGGCGTTCATGCGCTGCTGGAACCGGGACAATCCTCCGTCATCGGCCATGTCAGAAACTCCAGTTCCGATATTCGCGGATGATGTCGCGAATGCCGTAGGGGATTTCCTGCGCCGAAACGCCCACAAGGCTGGCCTCGCGGTTTTCGTACCAATGTGCGGTCAAGAGGCGGATCGCTTCTTTCAGATCGGCAGGAACCGCGTTACCGGGAAACTCATCGGCCAACCTGTAACCAAGCAGACGCTCGATATGCGCCTGCGCGGCCTCGATCTTGCGCTCCAGCAACTCATCATCGAGCGCGCCCATGTCGTCGGTAAAACCGAGTTGCTGTTTCATTTCTTCGACGGTGACGATCATGTTGACGAACTTTCAGCAAGCAGGAAAATCCGGGTCGGCAAAATTTGCCGACCCAGCACCATCGATCACGCTTCGGCAGCGTTGACGCGGACAATGTTGGAATTGATGCCAAGCGACGAATTGAGCTTCATCACGTTATTGGCTGTATCAAGCTGCTCTGCCGCGCTCATCACCTTGGCAATGAAGAGGCGCTGCGATGGCGTTCCGCTATCTGGAGCGTCGTTGAACTCGACCTTGAAAGCGTAATCGTGAATGCTCTTTTCAGCAGCCAGCAAGGCAATCTGGCCGGGATCGGCATAATCTTGGCCGAACACCAGTTCCATGTTACCGGCGTTGCGCGTGCCCTTGAGTTTCTGGGTTCGGTTCTTGCCGATATCGTCAAAGGTGATTTCGGTTGCAGTATCGCCAAAACTGCCGATGTTCTCGGCATTGTTGATCTGCACCCACGCCTGGCTTGTGAAGTCGGCCGCCACGAAATCAGCGGGCTTTGCGTCCAGCACGCCGCCGATAAAGACCTTTGCGCCAGCAGTTGCGAAAATTGGCATGGTCAGTTCCTTTTTTGATCGCGCCGCTCTTCGGATTGCTTGGCGCCAGAATGACAGGGATTGCACAGGGGTTGCCAGTTGGCGCGATTCCAGAACAGCGCCTGATTTCCCTTGTGTGGCTGGATATGATCGACAAGCGTGGCTGGTGCTCCGCAGCGGCGGCAGAATGGATAGCTGGCAAGATATTCCCGCCGTTCCCGCTCCCATTCCTTGGTGTAACCGCGTTCGCGGGCAGAAGGCCGCTTCTTGTCGAACTGGGCTTTGCGCGCCTTGTCATTCGCGGCCCGTTTCGGGCAGCGCTCACCATGAGCGTGAACACCGCCACACTGACCGCAAATACGAGGCGCGCTAACCGGCATGTCAGGTCACCTTTGAAGGACGCTTGTGCATAGCCTGCACAAGCTTTTCGAGGTGAGCAGATGCGTTGATGGTTTGACCAGATTCACCGGCAGCAACGCAGATGGCTTGCGCCCGCCGTGACGCGTCCCCATAGGAGAGGCCAAAATACTCTCGCGTTTTGGGATAGCGGGTCACTGCGGATTTGGCCCAAGTTGCAAGGTCAACCTGTTCCATGTCAGGCTACCGGCGCGATAGCTGGATGGCCGAGCAGAGCAGTCACGCCCAAGACAATGCTTGTACCTCCGCCCTTGACCGCAACGGCGCGGACATAACGCTTTCGCTTCGAGCCGATGTAGCCGATACGATATGCAGAATCCGCTTCGAGTGTTTCCGGTACTCCATCAAGCAGATCGGCTTCGGCAACATCCGCCCAACCGCTTGTGCCGGTGTCGCTTTCCTGAAGCTTCACTGTGAAGTCGCCAGCAGCGTCAATAGCGCCGGTGCCGACGATGAACAGGGCGCTGTCAAATCCCTTGAGATCGACAGCAACGCCGTTCGCGTTTGCAGACAAGACAGCCGCAGCGAGTGCCGTTACCGCCTTAAAACCATGATACGTGTCACGCATCGTTCCATCTCCATTGGTGGAGGGGGTGCAAATTTGCACGCCCCTGAAAATCAAGCGGCGAGGTTCACCACTTGATGAGCCGTTAGGCCGCTGCGACCTTGAGGAACTTGATCGCGTTGAAGTCGCCAGCACCGCCGCCGACGCGCTTGTAAACGTCGAAGACAACGCGCCCCTTCTGGGTGAGTTCGTCGCGATTGATGCGAACGCCCTGACGATCCACGATAACGTAACCCTGCGTGATATCCCCGAACGCGACAGGAAGGGCGTTTGCGGCAATGTCGGGCATGTTTTCATCGATCTCGACACGCTGGCCCAAAAGCGGATGATCAACGCCCTCGATAAGATTGCCGGTTGGTGCCCAGAGGTAACGGCCCGTGCTATCCTTGATCTGGCGCAAGCGGATTGCCGTATTGCTGTTCATCAGGAAGGTGGCATTGCCCTTGTAAGGCTTGCGCAAAGTGGCAACCAGACGGATAAGAGCATCGGCGAGTTTCGCATCATCCGGATTTGTGCCGGTCGGGATATACTGGAAATTGCCCCATGCGCGGGTAAAATCCTTCTCCGGCGCAGTCGGATAGGTGAGCAGACCAGTCGGAGAACCGTCTACGCCATCGCCGGTCATGAAGGCTTCGCCTTCAGTTTCGGCAAAATCATGGGTCGCATCATTAATCAGCCAGGACGCGATATCGGTTGCAGCGTCATCGAGCAGATGGCGGGTTGCAACTGGCGCAGCATAGAGTTCGGCCACGCCATAGGAATGTTTGATCAGTTCTGGCCGAGGCGTATCCTGTGGACGCTCACCACGTTCCGAAACCCACTTCGCACCGCGCTTGCCCTTGGAGTAGAAGCGCTCATACTTATCCGTCGAGATCGAAACGATCTCGGCGAGACCGCGCATCGGAGACAGATCGGTCATCAGATTGCGGATCGTCAGATCCACTGTCGGAAGCACGAAATAACCGCCTGCAGGATCGTTATCCGATGCTGCTGCCTTGGTTT